CTATATCTTTGGCTGAAATAAGTTCTTTCATATGTTTTTATTTTCTATACGTCTTTAAACGCTATCACACCTCACGAGCATCTTCAAAGGCAATTATGTGTGGTCTCCATGTCATTCTGTAACCATTGTCTCTCACCCAATCAAATACTAAAGGATATGATTTAAATAATCCTTCTCTTGAATCACCCGCAGGCATAAACCATACTTTATCTTCGGGAATATCTAACATTTTAATACAACCCAAAATTTCTTCTAGAGCGCTTTCATCTTTACCATCCCACACGGGTTTTAAATGGTAGTCTGAATGGTATGATATTGATTTTCCTATAGCCTCATAATTAAGTCTAAGCCTATTATGGGTTTTTACCATTCTTTCGTCCGTGATTCCACCTTGAGGGGTTTCAACTCCGATAACAGGGACTGAATTCGAGAACTTAGGAGATATCGAGAGCAAATTAATAGGATAGTCAGTTTCAAGAAAATGAGATCCTTCTGTCTCGATAGTAATAAAAATATCTTTTTCATTTGCAAAATGTGTTAACTCATTTACTAAAGCAGGATGCATGGTAGGAGATCCTCCTGTCAACATCATCTCTTTAATATGAGGATTATCCTTATAAGCTTTAATGATATCATTAAAATTAAATTTACCTTTTTCTGGATGGATTGATGTGTACCAACTGTCGCACCAGCCTCCTTCGCCAAAATAGCACCTATGAGTACATCCTGTGGTTCTAATTACAACAGTAGGGTACCCTGCTCGGGACCCTTCTGATTGGACTGCTGTGTAAATCTCTACGATAGGTAAATTTTTATCGTAATCTTCGATTCGCTTTAATTGTTTCTCTTTCATAATTTTTTTAAGTGGTTTTATATTCACTATTAATCTTCTACATAATAAGCAGCATTTTTACCATGCTCCATAAATTTAACTTTTGTTACTCTAACCCTACCATCAGTTTCTTCTAGTACGAATGGGTTTATTTTATTATAAATATATTCTGCAAATTTTTCAGCTCCGGTTGCTTCAATAACTCTTAACTGAATTACACCTAAACCATCCATTGTTTTCCACCCTCCCATTCCTGGGTCATCTTCAGCTACAATAACTGTATGGTCAAACATATAGTCCATCCATTCTTTAGGTGATTTACCATCTATTTGAGTTTTAGCTCTTTTCATACCACCAAAATCCCAAACCCAATTACGTTCGTCTAATTCCCCTTCAAAGTATACTTTAAATGAAATTCCATACCCATGTAAAAACCTACAATGAGTAGTTTCTGCTTTCCATTGACGAAATACGGTTGAAAATCCGTCAAATATTTTACTTGATTGAAATTTACCCATTATAAAAGTTCATTACTTGTTCCTTAGTCATTGCTCCTGTTTTACGTGAAATCTCATTTCCCCCAACATCCGTCAAAACTAATGTTGGAATGTTTCTAATGGAATATTTTTGTGTGAGTGTGGCATCGTAATCACAGTTAACTTTTTTAATTTTCATACCTTCACTTTCTAAAGCATCCATAATAGGACCCAATTGTTTGCAAGGTCCACACCAGGGTGCACTGAAGTAGATAATTCCTCTGTCGTTGTTCATAATTTATTTATTTTATTATTTATACTAATTCTTCTATTATTCCTATTACTTCACTCAATATAAGTAAGATTGTTGCAAAAACCAAGCTAAAAGGTATAAAACAATATCCTAATATGCGTACTCCTGATTTTATAAATGAAATTCTTTGATGCAAACGAGCATCTGGGAGTTGTTGTACTGTGAATGTTGGCTTTGATGTTTTACCATAACCCTTGGCTTCCATTATTTCTCTATCACTCATATTTAATTTTTTTCCGTTTCTATCTAAATCCCAATAATATTTACTTTTTTCGTATTCTGCCATTATTTTAAATTGTTTTCTTCCTCATAGGCAATTAATACTTGCTCTACATAAGCTTTAGCTACGTCATAATCTACAGGACCTGTTTGATCTGCATATTGTACTGGATCAGGGCGACCTAATGCTATAAACGCTTCTATACGTTCTACAGACGATGCTGATTTATAATCGCTCCACCCTTCAGGGGTTGGTTTATAAGATGTATTTGTTCTAGCATATACCTCATCAAATCCAATTCCTAGAAGATCACATAAACGTTCTCCATCTTGTAAAATTGTAAACTTATCTCCTTCTAAATATGGAGTGTAATAACCTACTCTTTCAGCATCCCAATTACCCTCTCTAAAGGCTTTATCATCTGCATCTCTGAATTCTTGTCTACAATCTGGGTATATTGAATGGTCACCAGCATGAATTCCTAAGGCAATCATTGTTTTTTCTTCTGTACGATTTGCTATTGATAGTGCTACAGCTTGTGCTATAGAAGCAAATATTTTATTTCGATTAGGAACAACGGTAGCTTTCATATTATCTTCAGCATAGTGTCCTTCAGGTACATCATCTCCCCCTTCTACAAGGGCAGAATCTAGTAAATCAACTAACCCATCTAATTTAATAACTTGGTACTTAATCTTACACCCACCATAACAATTATTTTCACTACATTGTCGGTTTAAATAATCTACTAAAGCTCTTGCTCTTTTTAATTCAACTTTATGCTTTTGACCGTAGTCAAATGATAAAGCTGTTACTGTTTCAAATTTTTCAAGACATCTTAGTAAAAGTGTACTTGAATCCATTCCACCTGAAAGTGAAACTACTGCGTGTTTCGGACTTTGAAAGTCCGGATGGTTAAATTCTAATTGCATTTATTTTTATTTTTATTATTTGCCAGGTATTTTGAGCGTATAGGCTAACGCTATTATCTTACTAAACTATAAATAGGATCTTGTCTTTCTACGAATATAATATCCGAACCTATTTTACATTTTCCACCCTGTTGTAGGATTTTTCTTACAACTACTTCTTCGTTTTCAGACCAACTTTCACTTAATGTGATAAGTTCTTCTTTAGTGGTTGGTTCACCATTTAATCGAATTTTTTCTAGCCCTCTTATTGTTTGTTTTTTTAATGCCATATTTTATATTTCTCTCATTACTTTATCTAACTTCTTTTGAAGAACTACGAATGCTGGATCTACTTCTTCATCCCAAAAGTTTCTATCGTAATCGGATTCACCTTCTTCCTCTACCTTCTCATCCCATTCGGACCAATCCAAATCGTGATTCTCTTCTTGAATTATTTGGCCATAGTAAATTTCGAATACTCCAATTGGACTATATCCTTCATCCCAATGAGAACCGAATACTCTAACAGATTCTTCATCACCACTCAATTCAACCACCTGTCTATATATCTCCAAAATCATATCCGATGGTGGATACCAAGCTGATTCTAATTCGAAAACGAGTTCACTAAATCCATCTTTATCATCTATTGTACCATATTCTGATATTCCATCTTCACCATGTCCAGTGTACCTGTATACCCATTTTGAACCAATTCTATCGATTAGGTCATCTGCTTTAGCGCCAAACTCATCTATAAGATGTGGTTTATCATTTTCGGTATTTGGGTATTTTCCATCTACGCACCCCTCTAAACGGTCTACAATATTCTGTACTGCATCTGTTGGTGCTTGTATCTTAATTTCTGTTCTACAAATGTTTGCCATTTTATTCTTCTATTAATTCTGGGTATTCTGAATCCTCAAGACATTTATCACGTTTTAAATCAAATTCAACTTCATCTAAAACTTCTTCTTGTAGGTCCTCATCTCCTGATTTCCATTTAACTAACTGCTCTGGAGTTAATTCCTCGGTTTCTTCCCACCTGTAATCCGTATAGGTAACCATTTTTCTTAATTTTGCCATAACTTATTTATTAAATTTGAAATACACATCTAAAAAATCCTTAGGATATGTCATTACTTTCCCACAATAAGTAGGTGTGTCAACTTCTCGGGTGTTTGGTTTGATATTCATTGATTTTGAAGCTTTAAATACTTTTTCCCCCATTTCTTTACCCGCGGCCTTGCCTAGGTATTCGAATAAACTTTGATTTTCCATAGTTTTTATTATATATTATTTATTTTTTTAAATGTTTTTGTATTATGTAACACATTATCATAATCTAATTCATCAAACATCATATCAAAGTGATCATTCATGTTTGCTTTTGGTTTTGATGTTAAACCAGCATCTGTGTATAATGTACCCTCTAAGGCTGCCATTACTGGGTTTGATGTATCAATTGATTCTATTTGTGGATTGTTATCGTACCATCCAAATTCTTGGGGAATTGAACATCCTAGTAAGTGAAGTTTAACACCTTTTAAGTGGTTTAATTTTAATAAACCCTGTACAAATCGTACCCTACCTAGCGCTTTCCCCATATCAAGGTTTGAGTGGGGGAAGAAATCATTATACCAAGTTGCCCCATAAGATACACATAGTTTATCATAACCTAAATCTCTCAATAATCCCGCACATAGATAAGCATCATTTTTATCTTTACCCTGAATTACTGCTATTTTTTTGGTTTTTTCTGGGAATTCAAATTGGAGCCAATATTTAGCCTGTGCTGCTGTTTGATGACAATTCATCCAAACATCGGGTACCATAAATTCATCTGGTTCTAGTTCATTAATCCAATATCTTAATCTATCAGAATCATATGCTTCACCTAATTCGTGGAGAGAATTATCCATTATAACATAACGTCCTGTGTCTCTGGCATTAATGAAATATTGTTTATAATCCTCATCAATATCTAAAAGGTGGGGTAAACAATAATCATAATCATTAAATTCGGATGATGTTGATAACAAACACCTCGGTACTTCGTGTGATACTTTCATTTTATATAACTTTTTATCTTGTACTTAATATAATAAAAGGGACCATATAATCCAAGCCCACTTAAAAGAAGTGTAAAAATATTTGGATGCCAGTGCTCTCCACAAATTCCTAAACCATGTTTTATAAATTCAACCATATTTTTTTAAAATTTATTATTCCTATATTCATCTTCTACAATGTGGTAGAGACCAATTATATCTCCATTATGTTCTGAAATGTATTCTTCAAGTTTGTCTTTGTCTATTTTAAAATGTTTTTTAAACCCAGCATATAGTGAATGTAACCTTTCGTTTTCGTCTTTTTCAAAATCCTCTATTAATTTCTTTCTCCTAGTTCGGAGCATGGCACTATTTTCTAGATATTTTTGATAATCTACACCACATTCTTCAAGTAAATCATTTAATTGATATTCACATAGGTAAGCTTGCCATTTATAACATGAATAATCAAAGTCCCCATTTTTTATTTTATCAATAAAACGTGATTTATTAGGTAGAGGTTTTGTTTTTGGTTGATACCACCTCCACCAACGAAATCTATTATAACTTACTGGTTGTAATTTACGTAATTGCTTATCTACCTCTTTTCGGGAAATTTGAATGTTGTACATATTAATTAAATTCCACACTCCATTTGATATTGAAAATCATGATGCTCATGTTCTGAATAAAGGTTTAGGTTTAGATAATCACCTAAGTAACTATCAACATAACTGAAATTATTTTTTTCAGTTTTGTCATACTCAACGATGAAATTATATTCATCTTTGGTAACATACTCTTTGGTATTTACCAACATTTCAAAATGATTGTACTCTTGTTGAGCTTCGTATAAATCGTAATCTAACATAACTTTTATTTTTTATTAGGCTCGCGCCTCATTTACCCCGTAAATATACGAAGGGGGATTGGCTAAGCCAACCCCCCTCGCGGAAATCTTTAATTTATTTTTTAGTACTTTATAGTAAGATCATCGTCTTTATCTATTTTACCTTGTAATTTTTCCAAGTTTTTTTTTAAAGTCTTCCAACCATTTGCACCGTACTTATTTACTTTTGATGTACTTTCTATTTTTTTTTCTAATTCTGAAATTTCTTCGTAATGTTCTCCTTCATTCCCGTTTTGACCTATTATATCCATTCTTTTTTCTGCTGCTTCCCAATCAAACTCATCATCATACTCCATGACAGATTTAGTCCCATCTTCACTAGGTGTTCCTGCATAACGTAGGGTTTCATCTTCAACTATCACCCTCTCCCCATACAAATTTTCCCTAGTTTTGGGGATTAAATTTGCAAAAGCAATGTTAGCAGCAATTACTAGAGCAATAGCTAATGGATCAAATACAAATATAATAGTTAATAAAAGGTAATTAATAATTTTATCCATAGGGATTCCAGTTAAACCTGATAGATATTTGAGTGGGCCTAACTCTCCTGCTATATCATTATTTATAGATACTTCTACTATTTCCGTTTCATAGTTAAATAGTTTTTCATTTAAACCATCTACCCTAATATTGATATTTGTTTGACGGGTCATAGCTTGGTCTAGTTGTTTCTCTAAAGATTGACGAGTTGCCCTTGAGGTTGTAGTAATTAATACACCTTCAGCGTTTGTATATTGTATTTTATTGTTAGATAAACCATTACGTAAATCGGCCACGGCCTCATTAATTGTTATTTTTTCGGCGTTATATACCGCTAATTGTTCTTTAACATTATCTCGTTTAGTTTCAATTAAAGCTATTTGTGAATCTATACTTCCAGACTTTGCTGCTGTTTCTTGGTAAGCCGCAGATAGAAAACCATAAATACCCATACTAGTAATTAATATTAGTACAAAACAAGCTATTGAAAGATATGTTTTGAGTAAAAAAGGTAGTGATTTTCTATATTGATATAGAAGTGAAGCAATAACTAATTTAGCTATTTCTAAAGAAGCAGCCATTACTATAACTGCAAATGTTGCACCTGCAAATAGTTTACTAAGACCACTGACTGAATAGAAAGCCGCTGATCCTGATACTGATAGGGCTGATAGGGCTATTAAAAACGGGAATATTCTCTCTTGAATTTTTTTAAGCATGTTTTTTAGTTTTAGTTCCTAAAACCCTTATGCTTATCTATACGATCTAAAATTTTATTTAATTCTTCCATTTTAATTAGACCGGCCATAGATGCATTTTTAAGGGCACTTATTAACTGTAATACCATGAACGGTACGATAACTACTTCAGACAACCAAGCAGTTCCTGAAAATCCTTTTTCTACCATTAAAATTACGGTTAGGATAAACAACCATGCAAAAGTTGTTTTTGGAATTTTTATAGCTTTATAAGTTTTAAAACCTTCCGTTTTACATCCAGCCCAAACCCCGAAGACTCCGTCTAACCAGACTACGGCCGCTACTGCTAAATATTGCTCAAAATTATCCATAGATAAGTTTAGAAAATAGGTGCATAAATATGTACCAAAAGATG